GGCCACATACCAGTGAAGCGCATCGACGTGCTCCTGCCTGACCCGAGGACCGAGCACCTGCAACTGTGCATCGGTAAACTTCTCTTCAAGCTCGAAGAACCTGGCACCTTCGGCTTCATCAGCTGTAGCCGGACGTTTGCGAATATCCGGTTTATTGACAGAACGTTTGAGTTCATCAGTCACGTTATACCTGGAAGCAAGCAAGGCAACCGCTTCCGGGAAACGTACATTCTCTTCGTTCATGCAGATGTCAATAGGACTCATGGCCGTGCCAGAATCCCCGAAATCAGTGACCTTGTAGCAGTCATCATATTTCTTGAGGCAGGCAGAGGCGTCATCCTCATCGGGACGACGCTTGAATTTCTTCTTATTGTCTATGCACCCCTCTGCCTGAGGGTAATAGTACAAAATAATGTCTAACCCATCATGGGTAGCATTATAGATATCGGCAGCTTTAATCATATTGCGGATGCTTTAATTCGGTACAAAGGAATTGTTTTATAGGAGAGTTATCAAGGACGTTATCCGCTCCTACAGTTCCCGCGTTTCCTTCAGGCTCCCAATGAATAAGTTCATCAGTCTCGCATATAGTCCGGAAGCTTCTTTCAGATTATCCGGATTCTTGCCGGTAAGATGCACCTTCATATTATCCTTGGAGTAGTCATGGCATATAGCCAAGTGCAGCTCCCGGTTCCGGTCTTCAACTACCGAGACCTTCACTTCCTCCACCACACTCCCCAGTTCTGAGGCATCCAACCACAAATATGACTTTTCATCTGTCTTCAGATGGCAGTACCGATGTACCTTGCCACCTTTACGAATCAATTCCACTTCGACGATTGTCGCTACCTGATTGGTACGCAGAATGCGTACTTTCTGACCTTTCTTCATTGATATTTCTTTTTTATTCATTACTGATTTGTTTTGTATTGTTTCTTTATCACTACCGCCACTGTCCCGATGGATGTCCCGCTCTCTTTAAACTCACCGGCACCTATCTCAAACACTTCTCCATGTACCTCTTCCAGCCACTTACGAAAGTCTACACATTTTTTTTCCGATGAGAATTTCCAATGTTGGCTGGTTATTGCCGCAAGCGTACCGCCTTCTTCCAAACGTTCATACATAAATCTGACATGCTCTATGTCCTGATTACCGGAAAACGGAGGATTTGCAATAATCTTAGTATAACTGCCTACACTATCTTTCGTAAAATCTTCATCAAGCAATATCACGTTATCCAATGTGTGGAGGAATTCTCTGTTTTCCGGCATCAGTTCATAGCATTCCACTATCACGGAAGGGCAGTTTCTATGAATGGCTTTAATAAGAGCTCCACGCCCGGCACTCGGTTCAAGTACCGTATCATTCTTATCTATGCCGCCTGCCAGCATTACCAGCCAGTCTGCCACCTCAGCCGGAGTCTCAAAAAACTGGTATTCCTGCTGAAGATTGCATCGTTTGCCTTCTTTCAGTATGGAGAACACACGTTTCGGATTGAACGGGAATGTGAAGCCCTGCATCTTGCCACCTTGCCAGGAACCGCCGGCTTCCTCAATCCATTTCTTGGCCTCGGCATAAGACTTTCTGTTGAACTGCACCGCCGGAAGTTTGAGTACGTTATCTTCAAGAGTGCAATGCTTCAGTATCTCTTCTACATTCCATTCCTTACCTTCATCAGCCTGTTTTTTCTTTTCGTCCGTTGGAGCATCCGGAGCTAACAGTGAAGATATTTTTTGAACAACCGTATTGCTCGCGTCCATGAAGGCATTGACGCAGGATAGCGCTTCCATGAGAAATTTTGTATCAACATGTCCGGTGGCATCATAGATGTCTATCCCTTCGGTCATGGATGATAATTCATTGAGTTGCGCTACACTACCATGTAACGTTTCGATTAAAATCTCTTTTTTGTTCGTCATAACTCTTTTGTAAATAAATTCTTGTTGTGTCTACACTCCCATGACCGAGAAGGTCGGCCAGTTGAATAACATCTTTGTTTTTTTTCAAAAACATTTTGGCAAAGAAATGCCGGAAAGCGTGCGCGTGCATCTTCCTTGAATCAATACCGCAATGTTTTCCCCATGCTTTCAAGTGCTGAGAAAAGCCCCGTTGTGTAAACGGTCCAAATTTTCCCACGGCAAACAACCCCGTTTTCCCATGCTCCTTAGCATAAGCCTTAGCTTCCTGCTGCAATTGCTTTTGGAAGAAAAAACGTCTGTACTTGTTCCCTTTACCTTTCAATGTAACCTCACCGCTAATTATATCCTCCCATGTAAACTGTTGAAATTCCGACAGACGGGCGCCCGTTGTTCCCAAAACCTTAATGAAGAAATAGTAATCCTTGTTGTTTTTTGCCTTGAGATATTCCAACAGCCGGTTGTATTCATCTTCGGTAGGTACATTGTTTACATCCAGTTTACGCTTTATTTTGGGACGCTTCAGCTCAATAGGCTTTTTCAACCATTTAGAAAATTTCTCGATTGCCGTAATCCGCAAACGGATGGTAGCAGGAGATAATTTTTCTTCTTCAAGACTTTTTATAAACCTCCTGCAATTATCCATATTGACCTCATTGGCATACTCGAAATATTTCTTCATCGATGTGTAATATATATCAACTGTATGAGATGAGTAATCATTGTTGTCGGTCAGCCATATAATGAAATCATGAAGTTGTTTCTTGTTCTTCTCCGAAATGGCATCAAGCTTTTCCAATGGCTTTACCCTCTTTTCCCTGCGACCATATCCGATTTTAAGATAAGACAATAAATCACAAATGGCCGAACACATTAATGAATGACGCACCATGACATCAGCGTTTTCACGCTTATAAGCCAGATAACCACGGCGGTTTACTTCCTTGGTCACCTCTAAAAAATCCGTGACATGCTTGATATATTTCCCGACAGTATCATAAGTCCTTCCGGTCGTGTATATGTAAGAAATATAATCAGTTAATATCTTCTGTCTGTCACTATTCATGGTTATTTATTTCTTTTTCTTGATTTAATCTTGATTGGATTGTTTTTGGTTCCAGTACCGAACCACTCCAAACGGTAGCCATGTATCCGGAGCTAATACTTAAAAGCAGGAATATTCATATGTTTCTGTTGTCCTGATACACGTCAAGGGTCTCCCAAGGATATGTCGGGAAATCTGTCATTTTCATATCTCTCATATTACCGCATGTTATATAGCCACCAGATTGCAAAACCCACCACTCCGATATTTATCACCAGCACAATGGCATCAAAGAGAAAGAGAATTCGGTAAGAGCCGGATGCATTCCGCATTGCCCAGACACATAGTATCAAGACTGCCACTATCACAATTAGCGATATCCACAAAAAAACAATCACATTACTCATCACTGTCCTATTTTTGCAAATTCATCTATCTTATCTGCCAAGGTATAATAGCCCATCACCTTTTCATAGGATATGATACAGACAATGCTGTCACTGTCATGCTCCACAAGAATAGTCCACTGTCCATTCTTACCGCTGTCATATACATCAAGCCGAACCGGACGGCTGCGTGGGTATTTCTCATTCATAGACTTAATCTGGTGCTCGATGTCACACTTCAGTGCATCCAAAGAACATTCGTCAGCAATCAGATGTCGGTCAAACTGTTGCACGTATATCTGTAATGCCCTGCCTTTTTTGTTGACATTAGCATAAGTCTTGATGTTATCTATAAAATATCTCATAGTCATATCATTTACATTTTCCATTACTCATTCAATAAGCCAACAAGACCCTTTCCACATCCTCCGATTCTGTATTCTCAAAGAAGATGCAACCCATATCGCACTCAGCATACTCGCTCACTTGCACCATCTTATCCCCGAATGACATCTCCAGAATATCAATAAGCCGCCTATCTGACTTCGGAAGGAAATTCAGCAAGAGTTTGACACCTTTTCTCTTGCCATCCCTATAGATATAGGCAATACGATGTTTATCAATGCTCACTTCTCCGGACAGTTTGGAAACATCCGGGAACATACGTTTCGCAGCTCCTTCGCTGTAAATGACGTTCGCGTAGTTCTTGCTAATCTTGCAGGATAACATGACGACACTATTAGGCAACAAACGGCGTATATCC